TTCTGTCACCAATAGCCATAACTAAACTCCAATATCCATAATAAGAATCGCACCTAAAGCGGCACTACTCGTAGGGTTAGAAACCTTGTAATCCAACGATGCAACCACCGCCGAACCATTCACGCCTACTTTAGCCTGCAACGCCTCAATAGCATCATTAGCATCAGCGTGTTGGTCAGCATGAGACGGACTCGTTAACGCATCCGTACTAGTCGGATTAGTTAGCGCATCTAACGAAGTAGGAAAGCCTGTTGCCACGAGGGGCTACCCGCCTAGTCGAGCGTCAACGTAAGAGAAGTAATCTGGAAAGTATCGCCAGCCGTAACAGCAGCAGAAGAAGCCAAAGCACCAGTCCACAAACAGTTACCAGCAGTAGACGCATCCCACAACGACCAATGCGAATAGGTTTCCGTAGTAGAAACGTTCGTCCACTCAATAGTCGCAGAAGTCGCAATAGCACCAGAAGCAGCAGTAGCCCAAGCAGCAACCTTGCGAGTTGTCTCGGTAGCAGCAGCAGTAGTGCCAGCCTCACCTGGGTCAGCGGTATGCAACTTCACATAAACGTTCGTAGGAATAGTCCACGCAGTCTTACCCGTGGTGTGTTCCAAAATCTTTAATTCCGCATAGTTAGAAATTGACATTGTAAACCTTTCGTATCATATGACTATAGCAAAACGAAAGCCCCCCACCTCCCGTACTAGGGGAAATGAGGGGCTTTTGCTTTAACTGTTGTCAGTTATTAGTTGGAGCCAATGCTTGAGGATGACTCAATGCGGCGTAGTGATGCTTCGCGGAAGCGACCATAGCCACCCAACCAGTACCAACCCAATGGCTGCAAGCGCATCAGGATGTCGGTTACGTTACCACGGACAATCTTCGGTACTGCACCGTTTCCGTCTTGTACGCTGTATGCCTTTGCAAGAGCCTGACGACCCATGATGTGTGTGCAATACACGTCAATGTTGCCAGTTGTGCTGGTTCCGTTTGATGCGTCGGTGAATACCTTGGCACGTGGGGTTTCAATGAAACGTACGGATTCGAACTTGCCGATTTCGCCGTTGTAGATTCCCTCTGGGTTGACGTAGTTAGCAGGGGTGCGCCATGCTGCTGCGTCAGTTGCCGAACGGAAGTCGTACGAAACGTCTGGGTGAATGTAGCCGAGGTACGAGCCATCAAACGTAGCAACGTTTGCTGCACGCAACTGTGCTGTTACCCTGCGAACGTCGTCAGCAGCGATGATGTCTTCTGCCTGGACCGTTACACGGCTTGAAGGTGTGGTCGAGCCACCCGTTGCGTAAACAACGTTGGTTCCGCCAGCAAGAACTTCACGGATAACCTGGTCGATTGAATCGCCTGCGTTGTATCCGATGATGTTTGCTGCTGCTGAGTCAACATCCAAGAACGCTGTTCCACGCAACTTGGCGGTGGTTACTACTGCGTTACCGTATTCGTTGAGGGTTACGGTTACTTGGCTGTCGGACAATGCTGTTGGGGTTACGTCGGTAACTTCGTTCAACGTTGACGTTGCTGCTGCAATGTCGCTGAAGATGGTGAATGTTACGCCTGTACCTGGCATTGCCTGCTGTACTGGTTGTACGTCTGCTGCCTGGTCGAACAAGAGTTCTGAACGCAACGCGAAATACGCGAGACGGTCAAATGCTACCTGGTCTACGGACAGAGACGAGAGTTGGGTTTCGCCTGCCATGATTTTTATTCCTTTGGTTTAGAGGTTTATGAGTTATCTATTGCTGCTCGTGCCTCTGCCAAAATTTTTTCAACTTCTCGTGGCGACTCTGCTTCTTCCAAACGTCGCGCCCAATCGACTGGAGGCTGTGCGGTTTGTGAACCTGCCGCAATTTTTGCGGTTCGGTTCCAAGCCTTTGCCTCATCGGTTTGGGATGGTGCTACGGGTGGACTAATCAATTGCGCCTCGACTGCAGCCTCACGGATTGCTTCTGGGTTTAGTTCGCCGTCGTATCCTTTGACAAAGTACTTTGCCATTGGTGAGGTTGGGTCAATACCCGCCTTCACAAAGGCTAGTTCTCGTCTTTCGGATTCGGCTTCCGCAAGAAGTTTTTTGGCTTCTGCGTTTTCCTTTTCCAGTTGCTTCATCCTTGCCCGCAACGGATTGCGAGTTTCGGTTTCTTCCAGTTGGTCTTCGTCGTAGTTGTCAAACTGTGACATTATGGCACGCTCCTTTTGCCCACATCACATCGGAGGGAAGTGATGGCTGCTTAGTTGATTGGTACACCCCGTATGCGCCGTGCGAGTCGGGGGGCGCCCGCACAGGTTCCTACTGTTCAAAGTATCGTTTGTTACATTATCCTGTTGTAAGACAGAATGCAATCAGGCTACTGCCCGACAGTACCAAGTCCTGCTTGTCCGCCTGTTTCGAATGAGGCTTGACGTCGGCGTCGTGTTGTTGCTACTCGTTGTGTTGCTGCACCACTTGTGCCGAATGTTCCTGCGATGAGTTCTTCTTGGGTGAGTGCTTGTTCGCCAACCAACGGGTTGAGTAGTTCTTGTTGCTGATTGATTTGGGCGAAGCCTTGTTGGGCTTGTGATTCGGTGATACCTTGTAGAGCCAGTGACTCTGCTTGGCTGACGTTGAGTCCGATTCCTGCTTGTTTGCGCGATTGTGCAGCAATTTCTGCGGCGCGTGCGGAACGTACTACTGCGTCCTTGGTCTTGGTTGGGTCAATAAAGTAGGCGGCAAGTGTGCCTTCATCTAGCCCGTAGAGGGTTTTGAGTTCGTTGACTACTGCTGGGTCAGCGTTCTTGACTGCGGCATAGCCCTGTTGTACACGGAATTGGATTTCGTCTGGGCTGATGTCGTTGGCGATGAATGTTTCAAAGTCTTCTTTGCCGTTGTAAAAGTCGTTTGGCATCCCAGCCGCGTTCAATACCTGACGGTATGAGGACTCTAGTTGCAGGTATTGGGATACTGAGTAGGCTGGTTTGTTTGCTGCGCGGCGTGCTTCGTTGCCAGCGAAGCGTCGTTTGAATGCTTCTGATTCGCGCAACTGGATTCCGATGTCGTCGATGGTGGATGCGCCTGTGATGCGTCGGTCTGCGAGTGCGGTCTTTACGTCTGCGAGTAGGGCAGGTTCATCCATACCGTAATACTTTAGGGTGGCTGCAAGAATGCTCGATGCGGTTTCTGTGTCTTGCTGGTTCTGTTGGCTATTGAAGTTGCGGATGATTTTACGTACATCGTCTTCAGTCACGCCGCCGCCGCCACCATCAGATTCTTCTGGTGCCAAAACCCGTTTAATGTAACCATCATCAAACTCTGTAACTTGCATGCGGTTAGCACCACTGCCTTCAAAGTAGGTTCTGATTGCTTTACGAGGAGCAACATCTCCGCCACCTGTAGGGAATTCCCTGTTAGCCATGCGCTCCTGGATGCCGAACATGTCACTCATTAGATAATCCTTCCAAATGCCTGAGCCAAGTTATTAGCAAGGCTACGTGCCTCGCTCTTAGCGTTCTCTGTCTTCTCCCAACCATAGCGGGAATCAGAACGTAACAACTTTTCCCACTCACCCGTGGTCATGGCACGCTTCTTGCCTTCTTCGCCAAATGACAACGCAACCTCATAGTCGCCCTGTGACATGTCAATAGTGTTTGGGTCTACTTCTAAGAGTTTGGCTGCTGTCTGCTTGTAGTTGCCTGCCAAGTCTTCAAGGGTTACACCTTGGTCGATGAGGTCCGAGAGATGCCCGTAACGCTTCTTGGCAATTTCACGTTGCTGGCGTTGAAAGTCTGCTGTGGTAATTCCACCAGTCAATACACTTTCGATGCTGGATTGTGGTGCGGAGTTGAAATAGTTTTTAGCAATCAACTGCACATTGAGATAGTCATTGCCTGATGTGGCACGCTTTATCGATGTTGGGTTCGCGTAGGTTCCGTCAGGGTTCTTACGGAATACTTCCTTATAGGTTTCTGCCTTTAGGGTTTCGCCTGTCCATCCGAAGTTGATTGAGTCGGTGACGAACTTGGAGAAGTCTGTGCTGTCGAAGCCGAGGTCGCCGACGATGGTTTTGATTTCACGGACTTTTCCTGATGTGGCTAGTTCACGGTAGAAGTCAACGCCTTGAAGTTCGGCAGCAAATCGTGCTTGACCTTCAGTTGATTCATAGTATTTTTCGTCGTGAGCCTTTTGCAAGAGGGCAAATAGTTGTGGGTATTTGCTGCGGTCTTGGTCTAGCAACCATGCTTTTGATGGGAAGGTTGAACGGAATGTTGTTTCCCAGTCTGTTGATGGGGCGACTGCGGCTGCTGTAACTTTTGGTCCCTTGCCTGGTTTTGTGACGGCTGGAGTTACGCCAGCAGATGCTGTTACACCTGCCGTTCCTGCGGCGGCGGATGATACAAGAGGTGTTTTTTTGACATCGCCATTGGCGTAAGTTGTTAACTGCATTTGGACGCCATTTTCTACAATGGTTTTAACGCTGGTTATACCTGTTGCTTTTTCTTCATCTGTTCGCTTCTTGATTGATTCTTCGGTTGCACGGTCAGCAAGAGTAGGGTCAGCAATACCTATATCGCTAGTTCCACCTTCACGTTCCGCACCAGAACGAGAAATGCTAGGAACGACAACTCCTTCAAGCCTTTTGTCGTTTGGGTTAACAGCCTGCAATTTGCGGAATGCCGTAGAAAGAACACGCTGGGCTTCAGCAACACCTTTGTTCTGGTTGATAGCACTATCCAATTTGTCTTGGGCATCATCAACATCTTTCTGAGCCTTAGCAACACCGCTACTTAGCGTTTGGGCAAACTCAGATGGTTGCTCTTGTGCACGGAAGTCAGAAGGTGCATTGGTTTGTTGCTGGCGAACCTGTATGAAAACTTTATTTCTTTCAGCAGCAAGTTCAGCAAGGGTGTAAGACTTGTTCTTGTATTTGACAGAACCACCAAGTTGAAGGTTCGGGTCTTTAAGAAGGTTGTCAAGCGTTTTGAGGTCGTCACTTGCAGCCATTATGCGAGTCCTTTAATTGATTTGTCAAGAATGTCGAACAGAGACAACATGCCTACAGCACCAGCCTCAGCACCATACTGCTGCTCGACTTGTAGTTCTGCGGCAGTTTGCAGGCTTGGAGCCTTAACTCCGCCAGTACCTTCTGTGATTTCTTTGCCTTCGTAGGCTTTAACAAACTTTTCAATCTCATCGTTAGATACATCGCGCCCTAGCATTTTGCGGGTTGCATCTTTGAACACCGCACGGATGTCTTCTTTGGCTGTGGTGCGTACTCGTTTAGCGCCACTTGTTGCTTTGAATGTGGTGAGTAGTTGGCTGTATGCAACATCGGATGTGACGCCTTGTGCGTTTGCGAAACGGAGGAACTCTCCCATTGCGGAGAAGTCTTTGGTATCGAAGCCTGTGGCAGATGGTTTACTGTTGCCGTAGAGTCCGCGTGCTGCAAGCGAGTTAAGAAATGCTTGGCGTTCTGCCAAGTCCATTTTTGCTAATTCGCTATAGGCTTCGCTCGCTGGGTCGTACTGTCCACGGGTGATAATGCCTCTGCTGTCTACGAGGCTTTGACCGATATAGCCAAATGCTGATGGTCCTGCTACTTCGCGAACACGTGCAGACGTTGCCTCACCAGTTGATACTGGGGTGGTTCCAACAATGTCTTGGACGTTAGGGTTAAACCCTTCCATCTCTACACCTTTGACTTGGCGTGTAGGTAGTTTTACGTCTGAACGTAATCCTGACGAACCTGAAGACAGCGCACTGGGTGCGTTTGCCGCTGGCTGTCCAGTCATTTCTGTGTCATCGAAACTCATTAGTCTACCTCTGCTGCAAGTTTATCTTCAAAAATTCGGGAGAATTCTGGGGTTCTCTGAATAAGCACCTGTGCAATACTACTCAACCAGTCACGCAAAGGTTCTGCGCGAACAGAATCCAACGACTTCAGGTTCGCTGCACCAGCCTGAGCAAGCGCTTTGTCACGAGCAGCGATGTATTCCTTGACTGCTTGTGCTACTTCGTTATTTACCAGACGGTCATCTTGTACGGCTTGTTTGAGTTCGCCAATGAATGAGTCAAATTCGCCTGGGTTGAAGTTCGCTTTTGCAGGGAATCCAGGGTATTGGCTGTTCAAATAGACACGCCATTGGCTGAGCCAGTCACGCTGTTCGCTGCTGATTCTGTCGCCTAACTGGTTGCGCTTTGAACGGTAGACGGCTGCACCTAAACGGTATTGGGCTGCGGCAACCATTTCTGGGGCTGAGAGTCGGCGGCGTTGTCCTTTTTGGATTTGACGGTTCCATGTTTCAAACGAGAAGTCGTCACCACCTGGGGCGAAGTAGCCTGCTGACTGTTTGTATTGTTCAAACAATCCACCGTTATTGCGTTGCCAGTCACCGAATGCTTCTGATGCTTCCAAGCCACCTGCGATTGGTTCTGTCTTATGACCGAGGTAGATAAATGCATCTTCGCCGAAGGTTTCGATGAAGCGTTGTACGGCATTGTCTGGGTTTTCGGTTTGGAACTTGTAGAACTCTTGGGAGATTGCTGATGCGACAATGTCACCGCCGTCGGTTTCTAGCCTGAAATCGATTTGTGGTGATGCTGGTCCAGTGAATTGAAACAGGGCGCGCAAGCCTGCGAGGATTCGGGCTTTGCCTTTGGCATCTGCATATAGTTTGGCTGTGTCATTAGGGTCATTTAGGTCGTATTCGCCTGATGATGCAAGGTATTTGACTGTTTCACCGTAGGTGTTGCCGTAGATGGTTTCCATATTGGTGGTGTCGGCTTTGATTGCTTCGATACCACGGCGCGCCCATTGTGGTGCGAACGATGAAATGCCTTGTTTGCCGTATGGGAGAACCATGCTGCGTACGAAGTCGAGTCGTGGGGTGTCTGGGATGATGTTGCTGGCAGCGATTTGGGCTACTGGACCTACACCTGGGAGACTCAATACTTGGAATGCGCCACGTACAGGGAACTGAAGGAGTGGTCCTGCCCAGCCTCCGATTGGGAAGTTGAATACGTGTTTGCCGCTTACCGCGTCTTTGTCAAACCAACCTGCACCAAAGTTGTCTGGGTCGTCGCTGTTGTAGTTCACAGCATTGTATGCAAGTTGGGTTTTGCGTACTCGCGATGGGTCTTCGATGAGGTAGCCAACGTATTTGCCGAGGGTTTCACGGAATGCCGTAGCAAATGGTGCTACTACACGGAGCATGTCTTCAACGTTAGATTTGCTTTGAGCGTTATACAAGATGTCTTGTAGTTCTTGTACAGCAATTGAAGATGCAAATTCTTCTAGTTCAGCAATTGTTGCGTCACCTGTTGCTGGTTTGTTAAAGATTGCGTCGTAGTTCTTTTTGTTTCCAACGTATTGTTCTACGGTTAGGCGGGCGCGTTTGCCTTCACGTGCAAGGTCTGCGTTAAGTTCGTCGACATAACGGGTAATGTTGGCTTGCAATGTTGTTTGTTCTTCTGGAGAAAGCAAAAATGCTTTGTCACCAACTTCCTTATAGAAGGCTTGACGATACAACGGTGAGCGTTCAAGCGACTGCGTTGAGCGTCCAACAAGACTGTTAAAGAACCACTTAACGCCCGTGTCTAATGCTTGCGAGATTTTGTCTAAGCCAACTGTTTTGCCTTTTTCTACACGGACAGCAACTTTGACATCTTCAGCAAGTTGATTTTTTGCGCCTTTGTAATTGAGATGTTCACGGAGTGCTTCAGTACCCAAAAGTGATGGGTCTTTTTCTTTTTTGGTGAAAGCGCGACCAGGTGCTACTGGTTGGATTTCTGCAACTTCACGGTTAATCATCGTTCCAGGGTTAAATGGGTCTTCAATCATGTTGGTTTTGATACCAACAATTACACCTTGACGGTCATCTGGAAGGTTTACCAATCCACCAATGCCACGTGGGTTGTTTGCTTCGTCAGCGGCATAGGTTACGGAATCAAGTGTTTGTTCTACACGTCGCGCAATGACTGCTTCGTCTGTAAATTCTCCACCAACTTTAAGGTTTTCCATGAGTGGAACACGGTCAAATGCAACAATGAATCTTAGGTCTTCGTCGACTACACCTGTTGGCGAGGAACCACGGAGAATGGTTGATAACTTTGCTGTCGACAAACGGTCTACCCAGCCAATAAGGATTGCGTCATCGCCAGTGGACTTAAAAGACTGAAAATATGGATTACCACTGTCGTCTGTAACTTTGACGCCGTTGCGGAAATTGTCAATAATTATTTTCTTAGCCTCTTTACCATCTGTAGTGGTGTTGAACCATTGGATAGTTCTTTCTAAGCGTTCTTGTTGTGGGAGATTCCAGAAAGAAGCAATACGTGAAAGAATTGGGTCCGTGGCAATTTGACCCAAGTTGTCTACATATCCAGTGACGTGACCTTCTGGATTTACTTGTCTTGAAACTGTTGCGAATTGTTCACTCCTGAACATTGATTCGTTGAAGGACGCAGGGTCTTGAAGATGCTGGTATACAGAACGCTGTACCGCGTTTTTGTACCCATCAAAAATTGCGTTCATTTCTCCAGCGCCATCTTCCAATGCTTCTTCGAAGGTGGTTGCAACGTTGACTCCAGTTGGGTCCATTTTCCCCGTGAGTGGTCCAACGTATCTGCGTCCCATAACGGTTTGAATGGTGCGAAATGGGTGTGTAAAGAATGATTCGTAACCTCGTGCGCCGATACGAATGTGTGAGTCAATCATGTTTCGTACGATGTATCCGCCTGTGGCAAGAACCATTGGCTTCCAGACTTCTTGCTGGAGTTGTTCTGCGGCGGCGATAAGTGCGCGCTCGCGACCATCTTTAGTGCGAAGGACATGACGGAAAACTTTGTTTCCACCGATTTTGGCTCCAGTTAATGCACGGAACTTTCGGTAGTCAGGGAGAACCTGCACGTTTTCAATCATTTCGTTGAGCGCACTTGCGCCTTGCAGTTTTAGTTGTTCGAGTTGTAGTGAGTCAAATTGTGCAAATTCTTTTGGGTCTGTGTAATCACGAAGGAATTGAATCATTCCACCGTCATCAAGTTTGCCGTTCTGGTCAACACTATATGTGCGTAGTTTTGCTTTATCTGCACGTATGCTGTCTACTGCTTTTTTTGCTACTGCTTTATCTCCGCCAGCATGTTCGGTAATTATGTCAAGAAACTCGTCGTATAGTTTGTCTACTGATTCACGGCGAGCAGCAGTATTTTCCAAACTAAACGTGTTCATTGCTTTACCTAAAAACTTTTCATAAGTTTCTGGTAACTGTTGGTCAATCTTTAGACCCTTCATCCATTGGCGGTAGGTCGCAATTGATTTGGAGCGTTCCATGCCCGTGCCGTTGATGATGGCTTGTTGTGCTGGTATTTCTGACCACCATCGGCTGTTGCGAATTGAACGGTATAGAGGTACTCGTTCGCGCGCGTATTGGCGTGCAGCGAATGTTGCACCTGTGCCAGTGACTCCAGAGATTGACGCTGGAAGTCTGCCTGCTCCTTTTTCTTTTCCGAGTACTGCTGCTGCTTCACCGATGATTGCTTTGATTTTGTCTGGCGAGTCTGCTCGGGCTAGACGCATTGCTACTTCTGGGTCGATTCTGTCACCGAAGTCTTCGAGGATTTTTGCTGCGGCACGACCATACTGGTTGTCTGCGTCAGCACCTGATAAGCCGCGGGTGGTGATGTTGTCTGTTGCTACTTTGGCGTGTCCAGCAAGGCGGTCTGCCATGCGTCCTGCACGTGTGTTCTTGTCAAACCATGTATAGAACTTTGATTCAACGAATGCAATGCTTTCTTTGGCGTCTAAGCCTGCTTCGCCGCGAGCGATTCGTGCAGCGGCTTCACCTGCTGCTTTGCTGATTTCAGGTATTTTGTCTGTTTCAACAACGCCACGTTCAACGAGTTGCTTACCTAGCGCTTGAGATATTTTTCGTGTGCCTGGCAAACCCTTAATAACGTCATCGGCATATGCACCTGTCTTGGCTGCTTTGAGTGCTTGACCTGCATAGAGCGTTGGGTCGGCAAAGATGTTTACGCCAGCGTCAAGGAAGCCTGATAGTAGTGAGTATTCTTTTGAGCCAGGGGTGAACACTAAGTCTGCTGCACCACGACCAATAGTCCATGCGTGACCGTTGATTGTTCCACGAAACTCTCGTGCTTTTTGTGCTTGCGTTTTTTGTGCTTCGCCACCGAAAAAGAATCCTTGTCCAGCATCTTTACTTCCAGCCATCTGACCTAACTGTGTGGACGCAAACCATCCGTCTACGCCTGCTGGGTCATTTCCTGAGAACAGTTGTGATGCAGCGTTTTGTGCAAGGTCTGGGGTGAACTGTAATGCGGCGAAAGTCCAACGTGACAATGCTTTTGCTTTACCATAAACATTGCGTTGGAACCAACTGCCCTCATCTTTCTTTTGTGGGGTGTTGGTCATTACATATTGTTTGCCAGCAACATTAGATACTGTGTCGATTGCTTGTTGTGATGCGTTGGCTTTTGCAAGGTCGAGAATTACTCGTGGTGGTACCCACGGTGATTGACGATAGATTTGTGCGACGGCTTGGGCTTGTTGTGGTGTAACAAGTGTTTCAAACTTTTTTTGTGCCGCGATATTGGCTTGTGCGTCTTTATCGTTGTTTTCTTCGTCGACTGGGTCGAATGCACCAAATAATGCCATTAGTATCCTTCACGGATGTAAGAGTCCAACATGTCTGCTAGTTCATCACTTGGGAATGTTGCGTAAAGTGCGCGTAATTCGTCAAGAATTGGGTCGTTGTTTCGTGGTCCGATGTATCCACCTAGTTGTTGTGTGCGTCCTGGTCCAAATGGTGCGCCAGCAGTAAGCGGTTCGTTAGGGCGTTCTGTGGGGCGGTTAAGTGGACCCATTGAACCTGGTGCTACACGTGGTTGTTGTGGTGTAGCGATTGGTGCTACATCTGTTGGTGGGGCTGCCATTGGTACTGCGCGTTGTGCAGCCATTTGTTTTCCTGCTTCACCATAGGTTTGACCTGGTGCTGCTTTTGCTGCAATTTTTTTTGCAGGGTTACGAAGGTCTGAACGATTCGGATATTGCTTTGCCATTAACCTAACCTACCTGCTAGTGAGAGAACACCGCCAGGTGTTCCTGGTTGTGCTTCTGCTCCTGCAGGTGGTCCCCCAAGTTGTGAAAGCAATCCTTCAATTCCTGCTGGTCCGCCTGCTGTTGGTGCTTCTGCACCCATGCCTGGCATTGCTAGTCCTGGCATTGCTTCTGGTGCGCCAGGTTCTACTGGTGTTGCTTGACGTTGTTGTGCGCGTTCGTTGGTGCGACGTACAGCCTCGTGTAGTGGCACGTTTTCTTCCACTGTAAGTTTCGTCAAGTATGCAAGGTCGTCTGGTTGGTATGGTCCGTTAGGGTCAGCGGCTTGTGCCTGAATCGAAGATAGCAATGCTGCTTCTACTGACTCTGCGGTGATGCGGTCCTTTTCCAACTCTGGGTCTGAGATGAGTGGGTCGGCTTCGCGTGCGGATTCTTTTGACATAAGTCCTGTTCCGAGGCGCTGTCCAAGTCCAACGATAAGTCCGTTGACGTCTGCACCTGATGATGGATAGTTTACGTAGTGGAAGTCTGTTTCCCAAATTTTGTTTGGAACATAGTCGATGCGTCCACTTGATTGGCGTCCTGGCATGAAGAACGATTTGGACATGTTTCCGAAATACGATTTCTCCAAAGCAATAGCAATCTTGTCTTCTTCAAGTAGTGATTGGGAGAAGATTGATTGTGCTTCTTGCACGCGGAAGTCAACGGTTGCTGAGAGTACGGATTCGCCGCGGCGACCAGTACGAATGTTGGTTCCTGATTCGCCACCGAACTCTGCAGGGATTGCACCTTCAAGACGCTCTTGGCGTTCCAAGCGGTCTAGGGCAACATCGGTTTTGTATCCAGGGTTTGATTGCAACTGTTGAATGTCGCCACCCTTAACAACACCAAGTTGTCCTGTCTTACCATCGGCAATCTGCAAGATTTCTGGGTTCTCACCTGGGCGTGCTACGAGGTATTCGTCTGGGAAGATGCCGCGTTCGATAGCAATTTCCGTGAGTGCTTGCAGACGAGCACGTGTGTAGTACATGCCCATGACACCGTCGAACTGTCCTTTTGGTAGGTCGAGGGTGATGCGTTGTGGTACGACTGCTAGTGGGATTCCTGCACGGTTAGGGATGCGTTCTAGTTCTACAACTTCCAACCCTGAGCGTTCCTCTGGTGAAAGTGTTTCAGTGTTCTCTGGTCCCATTACACAGCAAATGATTTCGTTCTCATCAACGTATTCAAGGATGACGTATTGGGTGTCAAAGCGTACTTTGCCCATGCGGAGACGTCCGATGACTTGTTCTCCGTAGTTGGAGATAAGCCATGATGCTGGCTTTAGGTAGGTGAAGATGCAGTCGTCTGGGACTAGGTTATCTGGGTCGTCCGATGGTGCTGCGTAGGTGTCTAGTGGGTTTCGTACTGACCATTTTGGTGAAAGGTTCTTGAAATCGGGGCGCAGCATGACTGGGCTTGACGAGTATGCAAGAAGGTGACGTGCGCGGCGTCGCATTTTCAAATCCATTTTGTTTGTATCCCACATGGATAGGATTGCTTTGCGGCGGGTGCGTGATAGTTCTTTGCTTCGCTCGTTGCCTTCTTTTACTGGCGGGAAGTATGGCATCGGCATCGTGGATGCGACACGCATAGACGTTTGGTCCAAGCCTTGTACGAGTAGGTTGGCTGTTGATGTGCGTGCGTTGCGGTCTAGTTCGTTCAACGGTACGATGACGTCGCCGTTGGCTAGGTCGCGGACGCGGCGCATTTGTGCGAGCACTGGTCCTTGTGTTTCTCGACGTGATTTGTAGAGACTTACAATTTCTTCGACGGTAATTGCCACTAATCAACCTTTGCGATGTTAAACCTGGTGGTTATAGCATACACAAGTGTTATATCCATGAGGGTCGCCACTGTCTTGGTGGACGTTTTATTGTGGTGAGGTTCGGTGCGTGTAGACATGCAAACCATAACGCCATTGCTAGGTCGGTTCCGTTCTTTTTGTCGCGGGTCCACTTGCATAGTTCGTCTACGAGGGCAAGTGTCTTCCAGTTTCCGCGCATTGTTGGTAGTCGTAGTGCGCCTGAGCGTGCAAGTGTTGGGATGATTGCTTCGATTCCTAGGTTTTGGTCTAGTTTGTTGCGGGCTGTGGTGTGCGGAAGGATGTTGACACCCCATTTGGCTGTCCATTTGCGTACAAAGTCGTGTTGAAGTAGGAATCGTTGGGCTGCGTTGATTTCTACGATGATGTGGGACACGGGATAACCGAGGTATTGGGCGCGTTCGCACCATTCTTGGAGGATTCCTGTGAATGAGCCATCGGTTGTGTTGTATCCGAGTAGGTTTTCTGCGGTGAGTTTGGTTCGTTGGATGTCTACGATGTGATACAGGTTGTGTTCTGGTTGGTAGAGCATCCAGATGAGTCCCCAGAATTGGGTTGGAGATGGGTCAATGCTGATGATGGAGATGACTGGGGCGCGTAATCCTGGTGGGATGTGTTCTGGTAGACGTTCGTTGTCTATGCACCCTGAGTAGAGTACGCCGTCTTGTCCTAGTCCGCCTGTAATCCATGTTCTATCAACAAGATATGTTTCGTCTGCGAGGTCTTCTTGTTGGTAGATGACACGGAAGCGCTCATTGTTTGAAGAACGGAGATACGAGAGGTCTTTCCACGAGAGCCTTTTGGGGTCAAGTAGTGGTCCATCAGGGTAAGCAGGCGAGTCAAGACGCCTGGACTTAGGACCAGTATCCAAGTCTTCGTAGTACGCCTTATAAATAATATGCTTATATTTTTGTTTCTTGGTTGGTTCAGGCTTCTCAAGCACATTGGAAGTTGTGACATCTTCGCCATCATAATCGTCCTCATCTAAGTCATACGTTACTTTGTTCAGACAGTGGGCATACAGGTCGCCTGAGCCGAGTCTTTGTCCGACTACAACCAAGGTGCCGCCTGGGTCTACACGTGCTTCTGCCATTGAGTCCCAGCGTTCTAGGAGTTTGTCACGGGCTGTGGATTCGCGTGCGTTTTCGGTGGAGGCTACGTCGTCAAAGAGGCAGAGGTCTGCACGGTGTCCGATGAACTCTGCGTCGATACCGTATGCACGGACGGTTGGTTCTTTGTTGTCTAGCCCGTTGCCGTCTAGTTGTTCAACAATGAATTCTTCAGCACGCCATAGCGCACCTTTGTCTGCTGGTTTGAAGCGCCCGTAGTCGATGGAGAGGCATCCTTGTGCGTCTTGGGCTAAGCCTTTCTTGGCTAGTTCTGTGTCAGCAAGCATAGGGTTGGGGCGTTCTAGGGTTTCGCGAATTCGGCGGGAGTACATCTTGGCTAGGTTTTGGTTGGCTGAGCCGATGAGTACACGGATGGCACGGTTCTTTACGATTGCCCATACGGCAACATCGTGGAACAAAGTGGATTTGCCTGCTCCTGGTGGGACGTTTAGGCAGATGAATTCTTTTTCTTCGCTGTCCAAAGACTTAACTATTTCTAGTGCGGCTTCTACTTGCCATGGTGCAGACACACGTCCTAGGTAGTGTTCACGGAAGAATTGGAAGTCGTCTAGTCCTCTGCGGGCTTCTGGGGTGAGACGGTCTAACGGTATGGCTGGTGGTAGGTCTGCTGCTTCGGCAAGGTCCATTGCGTCTTCCCATTGGACGCCACCTTGACGGCGGGTGTGTTTAGTGAGTTCTATTGCTGCAACATCGGCGTTTGCTTTGGCTACTTTAGATTTCTTTATCCAGTTGTAACCTGTGTTGGGGTGTACACCTGCGATGCGGCATGCGTCTAACGTTGTGTGTCCTGAGTGGATTGCTTGCCAGAAACGTGCTTTGTCGTTTGCTGGAACTTTACGAATTCCCTGTGCCATTTGTATTTTGCAGGTTAGCAGATGTTTGCATTTTGTTTTGGTGTGTGTATACTTGCTGTCAACTTCACAAGTCGTCACTGTCGGGAGATAGCGATGCACGCATGGCTGTACCACGGTTGCATGTGGCGGGGCGTAAACAGGGGAACCTGGGTTGGTTTCTATTCTTTGAAATAGAAAAGCAGCGTGATGAACGTCATCTCATCAAATAAAGGTGTCGGCTGAAATATGCCACGGCGACCTTCCGCGGGGGCGGGAACTGTGGGGGAGGCACTCTTATGCTGTTTCGACAGTGTTGCCAACGGCAGTGAAACCATCTAGCGCGCCCGTTGGGCTTGCTCGCAAAGAAAGAGAAGCAATGTTGCTAACGTCTGACACCCTCGTTCAGTGCTTCTTTTTTTTCTGTTTTTTTCTTTCCGCAAATGGCGCCGATGTATAACACTTGCCAACAAAAAACACAACCAAACCCACACAGCCACCCACACTATTTAGCACTAAATTTAGAGCCAACTTTCCAGCCACAAATGTGCATATATACAGAGAGGATATATCGTTACTGGGTCCGCGCGACCCTCGGCATATGCCCAGTTGCCAAACAAACGCCCGCCCACGCTACGCGGTCACGCGCCCACACGCCCGCATTCACGCACAAACGCACGAACCGACACCCCTACCCCTACCTATCGGCGCTTGCAAAAGTATATGCCCCGCTTGCAGTAGTTAGCAGACAGGCTCGCCTACTGTGAGAGTGAGAACCATTCTCATTATGTGGTGGCATGGCGAACACTTGTTCACCCTCGGCGCTGTGTCGTCTCCCTTGCGAACACTTGTTCGGCTGTGTGTTGTCTCGGCGTGGCATTGCGAACATACGTTCGTTTTGTTAGGTGCGCCTAACTTTTCTTCTTCGTCTCCCTAGATTTGTATTACAATTTGGTTACAATGTTCGGAGCCTCATTCTGTGCGGGCTTTTGCCTGTCTTATGGCTTGCTTGCCTTTCCATGTGTCATACCCATGCGTATACTTGTCTCATCGGGAATTAGCCCGAGACTTACGAAAGGGGCGAACAGATGTTCGTAGACAAAGAGACGAAGAGGCTAGCCGAGGCGCTTGCCGAGAAATTGCGAGAGATGGCGGGGCAAGAAAACCTAGACGACAGTTACGGCTTTCAGTCTCGTTGGTTGAACGATGTAGCGGGCTTGCTCGGACAACTGTCCTAAGACCGAAACCCCTTCGGGGGTCTGTCCGTAATGCGGGCACTGACGAGGTCAGACACACAACAAAGGGGAATACATGAATACATCAACATTCACCGCCGAGGCTGGCGAGGGCACACTTGCTCCCGTCATCTCGGCACTACATGACGTCTATGACGATTTAGCCATACATGTCCGCAACATGACGCGGGGCGCGGTAGTGCTCCCGCCTGTTGTCTTCATCTCGCAACGCGATTCTCGCGCATGGGGACACATCACGACCCGCCCAACATGGGCGACACCATACGAGGCAATAGACGAAGACTACGCTTACGCGCCCTTCGCCGTTGCAATGGGATTAGGAACCGAGACCAAGTACCTCGGCAAATATGAAATAATGGTAAGCGCCGAGAACCTCGCGCGAGGCGGGCGCGAAGTGTTCGGGACAGTCGCCCACGAAGTGGCTCACGCCATCAACATTGTGCGCGGGGTACAGGACGTGGACATCAACGGACGCCACAATAAGAAATTCAAGACTACCGCCGAGTATTTCTTCGGGCTCCTCATTGAAGAATACGCGCCGAACCATTGGGCGGGGTGGACGAAGACAACAGTCACCCGCGAGTGTGCCGAAAAGTGGAGCGCCCAAATAGAAAAAATCTCGGAGAGTATCCGCGTTGCCTCGGGTTACGGACGTAAGACAGGGACGAGCACGGGTACGGGCGGGGGGTTTATTATCGGCGGGGGCGACACCCCAAAGGGGCGCGACAAGAACCAAATAAAGGCGGTGTGTTCTTGTGGCTCCATAATGCGAGCCTCGCGCAAGGTGTACGACAAGGGCGTGCTATGCCTCGGCTGTGAGACACCATTCATTCCAGTGTCGTAAGACAGGGGCAAGCGGGGCGGGAGCGCGCAGGCGCCACGAGGAGCGAGACCTCACCCGCCCGCGAGGGGAAACCCTTACACAAAGAAAAGCGGGTGCATGACTTGCGCTTGCCTTCCAAGTGTGATACAAATAGATATAAGCAAATACACCAACAAACAAAGGGGAAACATGCAAACAATACCGAGAACTAGTTTCGTTAGGAGCAGTCACCGCGTGACACTCCGCGCGAAGTACCTACCAAATAGCGGACGAATTACAGTCGCCCGCTACGAGGGCAACACGTACGGCAAAGACCCGCAACGGATTACAGTAGCCCGCAACTACGCGCTAGACATGCCCGAGCAGTACGAGCAAGCAGTGCTGGAATACCTACGCCGTGCCAACTGGGGCGGACACTGGGTTGTCTCAACTATCACGGACGGGGCAGTGGCAGTATGTGCGGGGGAGTACTCAGCATGAAAACAGTAGAGCAACTCGGAGCCGAGGCGTTAGAACTTGCCTTCTATCTTCTGGGCGGGGAGTGTAACAAAATGCAAGCATACACAGCGACAGACAGAATACAGGCTATCTGTCGGGAAATTGGCGGGAGCCCGCGAGAGTTATTCAGCAACGCACAAAACATACTGAACCAAAAGAACGGAGACGCGAAGTGATAAAAGAATTTCTGTGGACTGGGCTCGGCGCCCTTGTCATGTTGTCACCATTCATTCTCGGGGCAATGCTCCAACGGTGGAACGATAACCGCCCGAGGTACAGCACCCGCGAACTAGTGAACATGCAGAGAAACAAAATCAACAACTACTGGTGGAACAGGTAAGGACGTAAGACAGTAACCCCTAGCGCCTCGGGCGTGCCGTTCAATCGGGACTAGGGACAAGGCAATTCCGCCGAAGACAAAACAAAAAGGGGACGTAAGACATGAATACCGAAATGAAAGAGTACTGGTGGGACGTAGAGGAAGCGTTAGAAAACGCTCACCTCATCGCGTTTGACGGGTGTCACAAAATATATATCGCAATGGACGAGATAGAAGCCGAGTGGTTCCGCAAAAACTACAGCCCCGAGGGGTGCAAGACATCGCGCACATACAAGGGAACCGAGTGGCAAATGCTGGCGGTGCTCCGCGAGTGGTGGGACAAGTCATGCTCGCTCAAATTTATTCACGCAGTTGAACACAACGAGGAAGACCCGAACGCTGGGTTCACGAACCTAATTCCGCAGGGCGCAGACTATGAGTCCGAAGACGAGGACGAAGACGAGGACATGTATGTCTAATGCAGGACGTAAGACAGGAGAAACGGAAATGAAAACCGCATTCAAGATAACAACGGACGGCTGGGTTACTAAGTTAGACCTCAGCACCGAACCACTCGCGACACTACAGCAAGGCGTTGGCGGGCTGGTGCAAGCAGTAGACCTAAGCGAACGTCTCACTCTATGGTTGAACGAAGAAGGCAAGGTCTTAGGACAGGCACACAATCCATACGGGCAGTTCTTCTGGGACAAATTGTTCGGAGTCCACACCGACTACATCGTGGGCGACGTCGTCATATCGGGCGGGACAGACGAAGACGGCAACACGCTGGGGCTCACCGAACAGCAGGTTGAATGGGTCACGTACTTTGTAAACCGAGTCCGCGAATTTGTAGAGCCAAGCATAAAAGTCCTGTCGTAAGGCAGGCAGGGTGAATGGCATACCTCGCGGTTCAAGTCCGCGACACCCACGATGTAAAGATATAAAACAATACTTGACATCACATAGTATTTGTACTACGGTAAAACATAACAACAAACAAGGGAGAACGAAGTGGGATTAGACCAATATCTATACGCAAATAAAAATATCGGGAGCGCCGAGTGGCGAGGCGATGAGGAGCGAGAACAGTTCTCACAAATCGTCAGCACCATGAACGCGCATGACATGGTTGAGGGCGAGGACATACCAAGCATGAACCTCGCGGTCAAGGTTGGTTGCTGGAGAAAGGCTAACCAAATTCATGGCTGGTTCGTACGCAACGTGCAAGATGGCGAAGATGAATGCCGAGAGTATGACGTGACCCGAGGCAAGTTGCAGGAACTACTAACCCTGTGTCAGACAGTCAAGCAAGACCCAAGCAAGGCAGAGAAACTACTCTCACCAACAGCGGGGTTCTTCTTCGGGTCGGACGAGATTGACGAATGGTACTGGCATGACATTGACTACACGATTGAGTTGCTATCTCGCGTACTTAAGACAGTAAACGAAGACTGGCACTTGACTTATCAGGCGAGTTGGTGATTGCCATGACCAACAAAGAATTACTACGGCACGCATACGAACACAGCGACATCGTGACCATCATCACGGACTGGACTGTGTACGAGGACTGCTGTATCACAGCGATAGACGATGAGACAGTGGAGTTCACCGCCGTGCACCCAATGAAAGGTCACGAGTATGACTTCGCATTTCAGCATTCAAGTATTAGGACAGTAGAAAACATAACCAACAACGAAGGAGCACAGCGATGACTACAAAGACTTGGACAGTGTGGGTGGGTGGCGGAGAAGTCACTGATTACACCGTCACACTTGAAGAAGCACGACAGATAGCAGAGTACTGGACAGATAAAGGTTATGACGAAGTAGTAATTGACAACATCACATGGGAAGACATCAACGAAGGAGAACAGCAATGAATGAAGCAATCAAGTTCACCACAATAACCAAAGAAGATTTTGAGGTTTGGGCTAATGGCTCACTGACCGATTTTGTTTGGGAAGAAATAAAGCAACACTGCCTGAAAGAAGTTGAAAGTTTTATTGACTATCTCACCGAAACATTGGTAGATGATTACAAAAACAAAGTAGGGATATTTACAAACAACGAAGGAGAACAGCAATGAAAAAAATACGTGACCAATGGGACGAATTCAAGATGACCGACTGGTCTACTTTGAGCACGGGACAGCAACGTCTATCCATAATCAAGTGGCGACTACTGGGTAAAACATTCAGCGCGAGGTGTCACTACTGCGACAAGCCACTGGGGACAGAGGACTTCCACGATGAGCACAACTTATTCCCAATCGGAAACAACGAGGACAACACGGACAGGACTTACGACTGGGATAAAAGCCTATGCGATGTTTGTTATGACGAACACTGCACCGACTACGACATACAACCACTAAGCACCAACGCTTATATAACTGAAGAACACATCGCACGATACAACAAGGAGAACAGCAATGACTAAGGAAACTATCCGAGCAGAAATAATCCGAGGGTTTGAGGACTTACGTTTCTTACTAAGTGAGGGCGTAAGACAGGGAGAACTACGCCCAATGCAAACGTTCGGAATGTTAGAGCAACTGAACCAAGCCCAGTTCCTCATTGAGCAGGGCATGAAGGACAAGGAGACAGCGCAATGAGCATCATTGAGCAAACAATTAGAAGGGAACTAACCGAGGCAGGTTTTGCCGAACCTAAAAATAAAAAAGAATTGAACAGGTTATATCAACAAATGCTCATGGTTCGCTATGAGAATTCCAAGAAGGAGACAGCGCAATGAGTGTCGCGACAGAAACTACATGGACAGTACAGTTCGTGGGAAATTACTTCACACTAACCACACACGTCCAAGCAGAAGAAGAAGACCAAGCGATAGCAAACGCAACAGCGTTCCTACAAGACCAACATGGCATGGACATGGACTTTCATGCCAACGAAGCAGAAGCATGGGAGACAGCGTAATGAAAGTGTACGACCTAACCCAAAAGATAGAACGACAGCACTACTACATCGTGACTTACGACAGCAGTACCAAGACGTGGTATCACGACATTGAAAGCGAGGAAGGTTTCTTCCCATACGGAACTATCTACAACGAAAGTTACGACCATTGGGAAAGCGACTACAGGGGTGACGGCGAGTACATCGCAGGCACAGATGAACTTGCCAAACAATTCACTGACGCAATGCAGGTACTCAACAGCGCACGCATGACAGAGCAACAGCAGAGTTGGATTGAAGCGAAGGCAAACCTACTGCATGACCCAATCAACTGGCTGACGTACACACTGGGACAGCACCTGACGCAACGTCAGATAGACGAAGTGATTGCTGAACTGACAGACGCGGTATCGGAATGAGAACCACACGCGAAATGTTAGAAGACTGGGTGAACCATCACATCACCAACGAACCAACAGCACGCGAGGTAGTAGAGATACTGCGACAGCGTTGGGGTTGGACAGTACTAATCAATGACTGGCTACAGTACGAGGAGCAGGCTAATGAGAATGCGTAAATGGATACTCAACCGTCCGAGCGTGGACATCGCACTCACCTTGTATCGCAGGGTCAAGCCTTACGACAGGAAGAACCACCCCGTCACACAGCCCCTGCCTACCTATAGGTGGGTGGTCAAGCGTTGCGGCAAGCACCCATCCATAGATAAATACTGGACAGGCAGACACATCGCCACCGCCAAGACAATAGATAACTGTTGGTCTTTGGATAAAGCAAAGGCACGGCGCTTTCAGTCCGAGCAAACAGCGAAGCATTGCGCCATGAACAGTGACGCATGTGACGGGTGGAAGTTGTACTACACCCAAGTCTGATAGTATTACAGTCCGAGTAGCCTTGCTCCCACGGTTTCCCCTTCCTGTGGTAGAGCAGGGCTACTTTTTATTTACCCGCAATCGCATCGCGCTGACGTGGGGTCTTGCCACCGAACACCCCGTACCTGCGAATGTCATTCGTCTCCGCCTGCATAGCAAGAGTCAAGCACTCACGGCGCACCGAGCACAGCCCGCACACCTTCACCGCCTCATCAAACACACCGCGATGGTTCAACCCAGCAGGTATATCAGGGAAAAATATCTTGGCGTCCATACCTTTACATCGCGCACGGTCATACCAACCCAACTCTAACTCTCTCACTTGCGCCCCTTAGTTTTCTTTGCTACACCAACGAATAGTTTTCTTGCCTTATGACAGAGGCATTGACAGCCCTCTATCTCAAAGTCTGTCCATACTTGCACCGCTTTGCTGACTGTCCCGCAATGGTCACAGATACCCATATGCCCGCACGGGTGGACACAGTTACCATTCGGGAAGTCATCAGTCGTCATCATCTTCTTCAGGTTTACCACACACGAGGGGTGTTCTCCCAATCGGAAAGTCACACGGACATGGTTTACGTTCGCCCTTCTGCACCATCAGCGAACCTCACCCAAGAAATCATCTGTGCGTTTCGCGTTCACCATAGACAAGCAACCAATGTATCCTGCTGTGTCCACGACAGTATCGTGCGCCCATCTGCCTTCGCTCATTGCTGTCCTAAGACGGGACAGTTTGACTGAAACCATGAACAGGATGGCTTCCTCTACGCTCATATGTATGCCCGTAAGCGCGTGAAAGATGTCACGTGTATGCGTATAGTCCTCTAACGGGTGGGCATACTCGTTGTGTCTGTCCCCCGTGATGAGGTTGTGTGCTTCTAATAGGACTTCAGCGCCTTTTGTCTCTTGTCTCATTATATGGGTTCCTCCAAATAACCGCGCCACAGTTGGCTTCAACTGCTTCTCTTTGCTCATCGCTTTCATAGCAACGCATCACATAAACGCAAGGGTCAGAGCCGTCCATGAACTCTGCGTCTTCAGTAATCGTCATCGGTAGCCCGTCATGGGTTGAGCAGACAGGTGGGGTGGTGAACCCTGCCCTAAGACCAATCTCTAACCACTGGTCAAAGGACAGTTTCATAATGTCCACTAGAAAGATTCTTCTTCAAGGAACGATGGCGCTCCGAACTTCTGTGTCACCTGCTTCAGTACCTGTTCGCTCTTGTCTGCGAACACGTTGTTGAAACGCATGGTCAATCCGATTTCGTCAGCCAAAATCTTGGTTGTCCACACCTTCACACCTTCTTTGTTTTCGTATGACGAGATGTCTAGTTTGCCTACAACAACCACGCGACTACCCTTTTCGATGGATGATGCAGCGTGCTCTGCCATCTGTCCGAAGACAGTGACATTGTGCCACACGGTAACTTTCTTTTCGTCTTTGCCTGATGTGGTAGCAACAGAGAACGTGCCTTGTGCTAGCCCTGATTGACCGTACTTCAACTCAATTGGTTTGCCAGCGTTGCCGACAATGGTGATGGTATTCATTTTGTTTCCTCTTTCATGGGATGGATGTTGTTTGTTGTGCTATTCCTATCACGCCCAAGACAAACATGGGTTGGTGGTTCGGAAACTTTTACATGGGTAATGAGGCGTGTACTGCACGCATCGCATACCCAACTTGTTGTGTGTCTGCCCTTCATCGTGTTTAGTTTATGGCTTGATAGCCCAAGGTCCCCAGCCGAAACCGTACCTATCCATACCGTACTGGTAGATGGCTAGCCCTGCCGTAAGACAGGTGACAGGCTTGAATAGGTCTGCTGGTTTAGTGATGATGCCCTTGTCGGTCAGCCATCCAGTCCATGACCCATTCAGTTGAAGCAAGCAACGGCTTCCACCATGCGGGTCTTCGCGGTTGAAGGAACGGTTGAACCCACGGCTCTCCCTAAAAATCACGTAGTCAAGGGTAGGCAATGCATCCTCTGTCCAACCAACCTCACGTGCAAGCGCCCACCATTGGGGTACTTTGGCATCTGCTGGTATCGGCAATGGTTCTTCCCTTACTAAACGAATGTTGTGGGTTGACGATGGCGTCCCTGTCTTCTCCGCTGGTGCTTCTGCCATCGCTACCGTTCCCCCTGCTAAACCTAAACCTATAAGTAATGCTGTAAAAATCTTTAACATTTATTCTCCTAATCGTAGGTGGATACTGACATCAACTCCTTGACCTGCTCTGGGTATATAAGAAAGCCTTTCGCTGGGTTGTCTGAGTGTTCCGCCGCTACCAACTGTCTGAGTTGAGTGACGTTATGTTTAAGGTAGCGTTTCAATCTGCGTACCTCAATTATAACGAATGCGTTGGGTGAGAACAAATACACCCACCATTTCGCTTGTGTTACCTGTATCCCACTTGGCTTCCACCCTGTATTACGTGGGTTCTGTTCGTACTCTACGAAGATTCGACCATTACGGTATCTGTCATACTTCACCTCAAAAGAACCCTGACTTAAGTCCGAAAGAAACTGCAAAACAATCTCTTCGCCTTGATGTCCGAACTCTAAATCTTTTGTGAAGTCAAACTGTTTGATGTCATGTGATGGTACGTAACCTTCGGTACGCTCAGCCACTAGTAGCCTGCTTGCTTCAACAGTTTCACTAAGTCTTCTAAACGGACAAGCGCATACTGGTCAGCAGGATTGCCATAGTTACGGCGCTTCGCCACGACTATACCTATCTCTGCGTTCGCGTTCACTCGTTCGTTCTCAGCCTCATGTAACCAGCCAGAGAAGTTCAATGTCTTATGGTTCTTGCATTCCCATACAAGACGCGGGTCTGTTCCAGTGATGTCGCCTTTGTCTAACGTGCCTTGTAGTGTGCGTCGTTCGACGTGAGGGTAAAAGTCTTTGAGGTAGTTCACTACGAACGTCTCAAAACTAGTTCCCTTGGCTCGTTCCTTGGACATTCCTCACCTCCTGTTGTAGCAGTTGGCGAAGTAAAGCACTACGCCCTACGCCACGCTGTTGGCACAACTGTGTCAGCACCTCATGTTGCTGTGCGGTGATACGCAACGCAATCATCTTGACTGAACGGTCTTTACCTGTTGGGTCTACGGTTCGTTTCGCAGCCATTGCTATCCACCTTCGTTCTTCAATGCGGTGAATGCGTCACGCAACAACGGCAACTGTGACTGCATGATGATGCCGTCCCAATTTAGTTTGGCTTTGGATGCGACGATGGCTGGGTCTAAACCAATCTTGTCGCAAGCATCCACGAATTGTTTTACCTGTGACTGGGTGAGAGCCTTGTCTGCTTCGGGTTCTGCTGGTGTCTCCACCTTTGCAACCTTTGGCACTACTGCCTTACTGCCTACCTGTGCTTTTGCGGGTGCATCGTCTGACTCCCACTCTTGCTTGGTCCATAGTGCGAGGCATACACCGAAGCGCATAGCCGCATTACGAATAAAGTCGGACACAAGTTCCTTGAGTAAGTCAGGCTTTGATGCTTGGACTGAGCCGATACCGAGACGGCGTACACCGTGAATGGTCATCCATCCAGCCATGTGTGCCATGCCGTTCTCTACACGGTACGCAGGTAAACCGTTTACATCAAATGCAACTGGCTCCCATGTCCACTCGCTGTCGATTTCAATAAGCATCTTGGTGACGTCAGCATGCCCCACGAAATCAAGTGAGGTTCCACCGCGAGGTAGTTTGCCAATAATCTTTGGGTCTGGTACGCCATACTTGCCGAGGACTTCTTCTAATTTCATGCCTTTTCTCCCTTCAAGAGAAGTGTTCTATTGGTTACTTGCTTACTGTATTTGTCTGCAATTGCTGGCTCTAAAGCCTTCAATGATTTGATGTCAAGTGACTGCCACGTCTTGCCTTTCCATGTGGCAACCATCGTGCCGTTCACCGTAGCGTATTCATTCTGCCCAATCAAATCGCAGAGTTCTGCTTTCAACTGGTCCTCAATGACGCTCAGTTCCTTCACCTGTTTTTTTACTTGTTTGAGTTGGGCGACCAAGTCAAGAGTGTCAGGTGGGAGTTCAATCGTGGTGTCCGTTGGACGCTGGTAGCGGGTCGTGATGGTTTCGTACGACCACTTGACACCTTCAGGTGTGATGCCCAAATCGCAGGATGCCAGCCACTTTCCGACTGCTTCAATGTGCTCATTCTTTTCTCCTTCGCTAATCATTTGTTCGTGTATATAGAAACTCATAGAGGAATCAAACACACCCCATGTCACCTGACTTACGTCAGCACAGATGGCTTGCTGGATACCTTGGATACGCCAGTAGTCGGGCAGTACGCCTGACCATTCACGGTTCATGGTTTTGATTTCAAGTATCTTGCGGTCATCACCGTTCTCATAGAAGCCGTCAAGGGTGGCAATCATTCGCGCACCGTTGTCGGTTTCACAAGCAAACATTTCTTCAGGTGTGAAGAACTCAATGCCTGTTCGGTCTATTGCCCATTTGATACAGAGTGGTTCAAGGTCGTTGCCACGGGTCATTGCCCATGTTGGCGGGATAGGTGCAGGGGGTATGTCACCTAACAGTTCTGCAGCGTACTTGTCCATCGGAACAAATGGGTGTAGCCCGTAGATTGCGGCTACTGCTGATGCTGATACTCGTTTACGTTTCTGTTCATCCCAGAAGCGGATGTCAAGCCAGTCTTGTTCTCCGTGTGTGGGTTTGGTTATGCGGAATCGTTTGATTTCCATTCGCTTCCCTTCGTTGTAAGTTGATATGGTTCACCTTACAAGCAAGTAATACTGTATGTCAAGTATTAATTGGAAAAACTTTTAGCGTCTTCACCATCGCCACGGGGATACATAACACACCATCCACGTCATCGCTTTCTGTTTTCGATTGGTAGATAGTTACATGGTCAGGTTTGCCACCTTGTTCTACTGCTAACAGGAACCCGCAACTCAACACCATGCACGGCTCTTGGTCGATGTCGCTCAATGGTGTCCATGTTTCTGTCGCGGCATGCGCGTCCATCCACGTGACGGTGACTATGGGATGTGTTAGCCCTTCTTCCATGTCAAGAGTTTACTGTCTCCCGCGGGCGCGAGGATGCGATAAGCAGGCGGTCTAGTTCGTTGAGTGCCTTGAAGAATTCGTCTTCTTCGGGGCGGGAAACCCTTGCGGTCACTAGGTATTTGCGGATTGTCTCTAAGGTTTGGCGAGTCATGGGACCGACCAAGATACCAGCCTATTGAATTGTCTTGCGATTACTTTTTGTGATTTTTTAGATGGTCACCCAATTGGTCAGACACTTTGTCAATCTTGTACTCAACAGAACCCTGCTTCTTGTACACCATCTTCAACATGCCCATAACTATCTCGTGGTCTTTGGTGTTTTCTTTTTTTAGTCTCTGCAAAAGAATAGTTAGCAGACCAAAAAAACCAGTAATAACAGCAACCCCAATAGAGGCAATCCCAGTATCCACATTAAGCCTTCTTCCCTACGAAACGAATATGCCAAGGCTCTGCGCCCTTACCATTAGCGTCCCCTAAAACTTCATGCGAGAACCCAAACTTAACTTCATTCTCCAGTAGCCAAGCCAGAACCTTGCCGTTAGCGTTCGCCACATCGACAGCAATACCGTACAAATGTTTTGAACCACGTGCTTTGTCGTTTGCTGGGTCATCATATGGTGTAGCCAGCATAGCCATACCCTTTTTCAGATACCATTTTTCACCGTTCCAAGTTTTAGTTGAAGCACCCGCAATAGGTTCCTTCTGATAACGGCTAACAAAACCTGCTGTTTGCTGGGCAACTGAACGCAAAGCATCACCCGAACTGGTTGGTTTAAGAACTACACCATCCGCCTTAGCAGCAACAACCATTTCTTCCCACGCAGCAGCAGCACACTTTTCCAACTTGCCTCCACCTGTGATGGGGGCGACCATATCTGGTGTAATCTCAGAAGGTTTCTTGCCTTTAAGATGTTCACACCAGTGGATTGGTAGGACAGTCCAGTTTGGTTTTGGCACTACTATGCCTTTGGCTTAGAGCCGAACGCCTCATTGATTTCATCAAAGGTCAACTTGCCATCAAGTGAAGACTGTGCAAGTTTCTGAACAACGGTGGCACATGCGGCGAAACCTGCGAGTACAGCAGACTTCCAGATTTCCAACTCAGGTGCGATGACTGCGCTACCACCAACGATGGCTAGTGCTGACGA